ATAATATCTCTACCTGTTGCTACGTCCGTAAAATCACCTACATCTTCGTTATCGGATAGGTTCAAGAAATCCATATAGGTTTCTTTACCAAATTGCCACAAACGAACACCTTGGTCTTCTTCGCCACGAACAATAACCGGAGCAAAAATACGAACTTTCGGGTCCAACTTGCGAGCCAATCTCCAATTTTCCTTATCGCTAGTTTTGCGAAGCTCTTTAGCAAATTCAGCAATCGGATCGCGCTCACCCCAATTGATGGGAGACAACATTGTATTATTACCAATTCCGTAGTAAAAATACAATTCGGTAAACGGATTTTTCTTATTGTACTTGTTGGGTACAATACGAACTGTCTGTTTACCAACAGAAGGTTTCCAAAACACCTTCTTTTTCTCATCTGATTTCTCAGCTGATTTTGATTGCATTTCTTGCAATCGACGTTTCATTTCATTTAAGTCCATAACGTTTAAAATTTTAAATTGATGATTGAATATAATAACTAATTTTTATTTTGCCAACTAAATTTCAACAATTTCGTGAATTTTTGTTCCTAGTTGTTTAAATTGTCCTTCTTGTGTTAATAGGATACTATTTTTATAGTGTTGCCAGCTTATCCTATAACTTGTATCTACTATACCTCCATTTAATGACTTTATTAGCTCATTAAGCGCGTTTATAGTATATAATGTATTGCTCGCCTTATTACGATGAACTAATATTGTATTTGCGGGTATATGCGATACATTTCCATGGTCTACATTGTATGTTAATGCATACTCACCTGTACTCTTAACGTGCAACACAAATATTTTATTGTACTTAATAGAATAAGACGATATTATGTTTGATAACAGCGCATCTAGATTCTCTTGATCTACAAATGTGCATAATAGTTTATTGTCCAAATCTATCGTATTTAATGGGGTTTCTCCCCAATAAATATCATCATACCTGCGTAAAATCGTAAGATTTTCCATAACTTAATTTTGTTTGTAACCCTTTGTGTTTAAATATGTTTATTATATCGTTTAATATGTTTTCGTTTTCGTCCCAATCAAGCAAAAATGCATCGTATGTATATAACACTACTTGTGTATTTTTGCCCTTTAGCAACTTAATCACATCCATTAATATACGAACGTTATTTGCGGTCTCCAACCCTTGTAACACATAATTAAACAATTTTTGAGGATTCATGTTATCTAACTTATCCTTTTTAAGACAATAACCCGAAATCGGCACGATAACTTGCCCGGCGTTATTGAACTCTTCCCATTTATCGTTTATGTACGATCCAATCTTTTTAAAAAACTCCAAATTTTTGTACGCTTCAAATACGCCGCCGTACATTTGCTGAAATGTGATTGTTTTAGCTTCTTGATACGATACTCCATACATTTGGGCGAACGCATTGTGTATATCGTCATCACCAAAATCGAAATCAACCAAAGTAGCAGCCAAAGCAGGATGATAAGCCGAAATATCAATTTCTACAAATTTAGAGTTTTTAGGTATAAATGATTTTCGGGTGCCTGTATTTTTTGGTATTGCTAAAAAGTTAATACCATTAAAAGTATTACTTGGTCTGCTTGTAGTTGTATCCAAGTTATATTGTGTGTATATCGTATTGTCTTGTATATTACGCGCTGTATTATAGTTTTCATAGTGTATCGCGAATGTAGGTTGGTCTATGCGTATTCCTTGAGATTCAACGTAAAAGAAACATTTTATTGTTAAGTCTTTAAAGTCACTAACAGGGGTAAAGTCTTTAATTTGATTATAAATATAAGTACACTTTTCGTAGTGCTTAGAGATAGGAATAAGGCGGTTGGGAGATGGGTAAGATTTATATAGGTCGAATACAGGGGGGTGTATATACGTAGGAGGTGGGGTGGTGAGCTGGTGTATGTGCTTATATATAAAGTAGTATAAAAATGATTTCTTGTCTAGCACATATATTTTTTCTATTGATTTAAGTGCTGTGCTAACTTCATCTAATGATAGTGATAATGATTCGCTGTGGTTAACACAAAATATGTATCCTTTAGGGTCAGTGAGCGGCTTTACATATATCAAAGATATGTTATTAAGAGCCGGGTGTACAGCATCGTTAAAAGGTATGATCTCGACAAATGCCTCGTTATAACCTCTTGAGCAAAACTTATTTAATTGTTCTTGTGTTTCAACTATATAAAACATAAGTTGAAGATACAGATAAAATTTTGTGTCTCCAAATTATTGGTAGTATTTTAAATAGTCTTCTTTTAGGTATAAATTAAATTGGTAAAGTTTTAAGTTTTGTTGGGCAAGAGCAACTAAATTACGATTTGTTTTAGCTACTTGTTGCTTATCTCCGGTTAGTGTCCATAAAATATCAAATGGAATATATAATTGCCAAAGTATTTGGGGATCAGATTTAGTTAATTTTTCATATTGTTTTTCGTCTATTTCAATATAGATTAATTCATTTGTTTTTTTACAAAAATATCTTCTAAAAGTTCCTATTTGATAATCTTGTTGTGTAGGAAGCTGTGGAAGATAATATGGTAAAAAAGTTTTAGAAGCAATAGGAGAGCTTTGAAGAGATAAATATTCTGTGTTCGAATAAACTCTTGTAGATTCGGGAATTAGTACTTTTGGGCTTATAGAAAGGGAATTATCATTTAAAGGTACTAGCTCTATATTTGGAGGATCACTATAATTTCTCCCAGAAAAAGCTTGACCTGTTGAAGTTTTAAAATAATACCCTTTGTAGATTTCTCCTGTGTCTATTAAAGTATATTCTCCCCCATTTGTGTATAAATTAGGTTTAATTTGGGATTTAGGATAATATTTAGGCATAGTAAATTAATTGGGTATGCTTTTAATAGCATCTAATATAGATGTATATTTTTGGAAAGTAATAATATTTGCTATTATCCCTGCATTTTTATCTTTATAATTTTTTACAGGATACCCACTATTAGAATTATTGTTTTCTTTACTATCAAGTAAAACTAAATCTGGATCATTAAGTGTTGCATTGAAAAGATTCCAGGTTGCATTCCCCCCTTCTTTTTGTCTCCATATTTCTACAAATCTTTTTTGACCATTAGTGGGGGTCTTTATACCTATTCCTTTTAGAAAGTCTACAAGTATTTGTTTAGTTTCTTCTATAGTAGTTCTTTTAGTTCCTCCGTATAAATTATCTCCTTTATTTTGGGGGTTTTCGGCAGTGTATATAAAATTGTTAAATGTTTTATAGTTTTCATAAGACTCAAATTTTGTTCCCCACGATGAATCAGATACTGCTTGCATTGCTTTTTTAATAAATTCTACAGCAGCTTGACTTGGATTAGTGAATGAGGTCGAGGTTGGTGGGTTTCCTGATTTGCTTGATCCCCCTGATTGTTTTTCTCTTTGTACTGAGGTTCCAAATGGGTTTTTAGGGATAGCAATAGATTCAATATTAGTAATCCATTCATTATTTTGAATAGTATGAGTTATGCCTTTAATTATGAATTCTAAAGATGTAGGATAGTTTGATGGTAAAAAATCAGTATCTAATTCAAATTTTTGATAGATTTTCATTCCTGATAGTCCGTCCATTGTCAATGACATATTAAAGGGTAAAAATCCACTATTTGGTGATGAAGCATTTGGATTTTTCGTTTTTGCTTCTTGTGTAGCTAAATATTGTTCATATTCAACAAATTGTGGTTGTAATCTAACAAAAGTATTAACTTGTTCTTCGTCCCAATAGGGTGTATCATCATATCCCTGTTGTGAGTCTCCTCTACTTATGTAACCGAGTTTTTCTAAAAAATTATTAAAAACAGTAATAGCGCCCTTATATTTATCATTTAAAGATTCATCTAGTTTTGATCTAGGAGATGTAATATCTGGTTTTATTCTATCTGTTAATCCAGCATTCATTCTAGAAAGAGCAGTTGCGTCTGCCCCTAAAACATACCCGTTTGCTGTAGATCCTATAGTAATTAAAGTAGAAAAATTATGAGGAATTTGAGTAGTAAAATCTATATCTTTTATAAAACCACTTTGGCCGTCTATTGTTCTAAATGTTAAAAATTTAGCAGTTTTATCAGATAACCCTAAATTAGTTAATATTGAATTTCTACCGGGAATACTTGTTTCATCGTATATATAAGCTGTATTGGTAGT